CGGATATCCAAACCAAATATTTACAGATTGATAAAAACAATAGTATGATTAATCATCTACAAAGACAGATTACTCAACTAGAAAAGGAAATTGATGATGTTCAAGATCAAAAAAATACTTCTAATAAAGAGAAGGAAGTTCTTGAGAAATTGAATTCTCAATTAGTAGCATACGAAGAAATTCTTATTGATTATAAACAGAACAAAGATTATTATAGTCTCTGTTCAAACTTGCTGAAAGATACTGGTATTAAAACCAAGATCATCAAACGGTATTTGCCTGTAATGAATAAACTTATTAATCAGTTTCTTCAGCAAATGGATTTCTTTGTAAACTTTACTCTCAGTGAAAGTTTTGAAGAAACTATTAAGTCTCGTTATCGAGATGACTTTAGTTATCCATCATTCTCGGAAGGTGAAAAATCTCGTATTGATATCGCTCTGATGTTGACTTGGCGTTCTATAGCAAAACTTAAGAACAGCGTGGACACCAACCTGCTGATCCTAGACGAAATCTTTGACAGCTCACTTGACAACACGGGCACTGATGAGTTATCATTTATATTGAGGAACTTCACCACCGACGTAAACCTCTTCATCATTTCCCATCGGGAGCATATGGTTGATAAGTTTGATAGGGTTCTTAAATTCAACAAAGTGAAAAATTTTAGTAAAATGGAGGAATTGACAAATGCAATGGAAGTATAATGAGGATAAAATTCTCAAGGACATTGAAGATTATATTGCGAGTACCTATGGTAGTCATTACTGCGGTCACGGAGAAGAATATAACGATATTCAAACAATTGATTTGATGGCAGCAAAAGACTTGGCATCAGATTTCTGTCAAGCAAACATCATCAAATATGGTAGTCGTTATGGAGACAAGGATGGTCACAGCAAGCGGGACTTGCTAAAAGTAATCCACTATGCTATGCTGTTACTTCACTTCGACCGTCACTACAGTCGTACAGAAAACGGTCTCTCTGAATTCAAATTTTAATTATGAAATTATCTGAAAGCACATTCAACATTCTCAAGAACTTTTCTAATATCAATCAATCTATTTCTGTCAAGTCAGGCAATACTCTTCGCACCATTTCTGTTGCCGAGAATATTTTCTGTGTGGCACAGGTAGAAGAAGATTTTCCTCGTGACTTCTCACTCTATGATCTTAATGAGTTTCTGGGTGGTATTTCTTTACTGAAGAATGCTGAAATGGTATTTGATGACCACGACTTTGTTCGCATCAAAACCAATCGTTCACAAATTAAATATTTCTTTTCTGACCCTAGTTTGATTAAGCAAGCACCAGAGAAAGATATTTCTATGCCCGATGAGGATGTAAAATTCTCATTGTCTGAAGCAGATCTTAACAGTGTTATTCGTGCTGCTTGTGTATATCAACTTCCAGATTTTTCTGTGGTTGGTGATGGTAAAGATATCAGTATTGTTGCTCGTGATAAGGACAATGATACTTCAAATACTTTCTCTATTTCTGTTGGTACTACCAATGAAGATTTTGTATTCAACCTTAAGGTAGAGAATATTAAACTTCTCAAAGGTGATTATCACGTCACCATTTCTAAGAAACTGATTAGTAAATTTGTTCATCAAACAATTCCTCTTGTGTATTATATTGCACTAGAACCTGACCCTAACTGACCTTTACCCCTTTTATAATGAACAATAAATATCTTTGGGTGGAGAAATACCGCCCACAGACGATTGAAGAATGCATCCTTCCCGAGAGTATTAAACGGGACCTTCAACAACAGGTTGCTGCTGGTGAGTTGAATAATCTTCTTCTCACGGGTCCTCCTGGTGTAGGTAAAACAACTGCCGCTAAGGCACTCTGTAACGAACTCAACCTATCTCATATTGTAATCAATGGATCTGATGAAGGACGATTTTTGGACACGGTACGGAACCAAGCAAAGCAGTTTGCTACGACCGTATCACTTCAAGGAACTAAGCACAAGGTCATCATTATTGATGAAGCAGATAACACAGGGAACGATGTACAACTCCTACTTAGGAGTAGTATTGAGGCGTATCATAGCAACTGCAGATTCATCTTCACCTGCAACTATAAAAACAAAATCATTGAACCCATCCAATCAAGATGTTCAGTCATTGATTTTACATACAAACGAAAAGAACGAGCGTCCGTCGCTTCTCAATTCTTTAAGAGAGTACAGGAAATCTTGGTTGCAGAGGGTGTTGAGTATGATCCGAAGGTAGTTGCTGAACTGATTCAGAAACACTTCCCTGATTGGAGGCGTGTTCTAAATCAACTTCAGAAGTACGGTAATACTGGTTCTATTAACACTGGTATTCTTACAGAAGTTTCTGATGTTAATCTTCAAGAACTTTTGAGTGCTTTAAAAAATAAAGAGTTTGGAACTGTTCGTAAGTGGGTAGTCGCAAATTTGGATAATGATTTCAATATGATTATTCATCGCATCTACGAAGCATTATATAATGTTCTTGTAGAAAATACTATTCCTGCTGCAGTTCTTATTATTGCTAAGTATCAGTACCAGGCGGCATTTGCTGCTGATCAGGAGATTAATCTCCTTGCCTGTCTTATAGAAATCATGATGGAGTGTCAATTTAAATGAATGTAAAACTTATTCGTATGTCCTCTGGTGAGGATGTCATTGCTGATGTAGTAACTGAATTAGATGAATTTATTAGAATTCAAAATGCTATTGTAGGTGTACCTACAGGGCAAGGAACATTAGCATTTGCTCCTTGGTCTCCTATGATTAGTAAAAAAGATAAAGAAATTGTTGTAGATCGTAGGTTCATAGTTTATATTGCTAGGGCAGATGAAAAAATTGTTGAGCAATACATGCAAATGTTTTCAGTAATTTCAACTTCAACCAAGAAACTTATTATTTGATGAAATCTTTAAACCTTGACCTTCTAATTATTAACTATGACTAAAGAATCTTATTTCGTTATTGCTAAAAACGGTGTTGCTCAACTCCGTAGTTTGTCTGGTCCTGTTGCCACATTTGGTAAGGATGTTTCTTCTGCCGTAATTCAGGGAGATAACATTGTAGTTACTCAGTATAATGGTACTATACAGATCTTTCAATTCACTGCATCTGGTAAAGGTGTGATGGGTCCTATTCGTACAATTAAATCATGAAAACTGAACTGAAGCATTGGTTGAATTCCATCAACCACGAAAAAGAAAATATTATGACGGAGGATAATAAAAAAGAATATCCTCCTTTTATTATCAATCGTTGTCTCTCTGGTTTCATTGATACAGTTATGGCGGCAAATGAAATGAATATTAATCATCACCTTTCTTCCGAACTACAATATCACTTCTTACTAAATAATATCAGACCAAAAAGAAGATTTTCTCCGTGGTTGAAAAAAGAAAAATTAGATGATCTTGAAGTAGTCAAATCTTATTATCACTATAGTGATGAGAAAGCAAAATCTGCTTTAAATATTCTTTCTAATGATCAACTTAATTCTATTAAACTGAAACAAATTAGAGGTGGAAAACAATGACAACAGCAACTGATATTGAAGTATCTTGGACACCAGATCAAATGGTCGAAGTTACTTTGGCTGAACCTGATGATTTTCTTAAAGTACGTGAAACGCTGACCCGTATTGGAGTTGCCTCACGTAAAGAAAAGAAACTCTATCAGAGCTGTCATATTCTGCATAAACAAGGACGATACTATATTGTTCATTTTAAAGAACTGTTTGCACTTGATGGTAAACATTCTAATCTAACACTGAATGATGTTCAACGTCGTAATCGTATTACTCAACTATTAGTTGATTGGGAATTGATTAGTGTAATTAAACCTGATCAGATTGAGGATGTATCACCGCTCAATCAAATCAAAGTCATTGCATATAAAGAGAAGAGTGAATGGATTTTGGAAGCAAAGTATAACATTGGTAAGAAAAGAGTAGTGCCAACCGAAGAATAATATACGGGGGCTTCTACCCTCTTATTTTATAAAATGTGGTTAAATAGTAATGTCGCCTTCGGGGACAACTAAACTAACTACAGACGCTTAAGGAGGTCTACTATGTTCACGACTAACGTGGTCAAATATAATGTCACAGACATTGATAAACTTTTAAATGATGCTAATAGATTTGGGATTGGAATGGATGAATGGATTCGTAGGTTTGCTACAGTACACGAATCAACGCCAAATTTTCCACCATACAATCTTATTCAAGAAAGTTCTACCCAGTATATTTTAGAAATTGCTCTGGCTGGATACAGAAAAGAGGACATTGAAGTTTCCACTGAATGGAATAAACTCTTTGTTGAATGTAAAAAATCAGAAGATGATGAATCTGAATACTTACATAATGGTATTGCTAAGAGAGCATTCACTCGTACTTGGACTCTATCTGATGATGTAGAAATTGGTAATGTAAATTTTGCTGATGGTCTTCTGACTATTACACTTAATCGTATCATTCCAGAACATCAGAAGAAAAAAACATATACGTTATAATAAATAGTATTGAGCTAACTATCGTTGCCACTGGAGCCTCCCTGCCAAATAACAGGGGTGGCTCCTTTTTTTATAAATAAAAATAAACTCCTGCCTGATGAAAACCTATAGAGATTTGAAATTAACTCTGCGTTATCATAATACTCTTAATTCTAAGTTCTGGGTTGGTGAAGCAATTAAGCCAGAAGTCAGAGAAGCATTATTGAAAATTGCTGACGAGTGGGCACGGTTTGCTAACATTCCACTTCACGCTATTCAAGATGTAATCTTGGTTGGCGGTAATGCTAACTATAATTACACCAAGTATTCTGATTTAGATCTTCATCTATTAGTAAGGAAAGAAGAGATTGCTAACTGTCCAGAATTAATTGATGATTATCTTCAGGATAAGAAGCAACTGTGGGCATTAACTCATAACATTCAAATCTATGGGCACGATGTAGAATTATATGCTCAGGATTTATCTGCACCAACTCCATCAGGTCAAGGAGTATTCTCACTTCAAAGTAGTTTGTGGTTAATCCGTCCCGTATATCAAGAAGTTAATTTATCTGATCCAGCAATCACTGCTAAAGTGAAACAGTATATGGATAAGATTGATTTTCTTATTCAGAACAAAGCAGATGACCGTGATGCTTTTGAAAAGTTGAAAGAAAAAATTCGTGAAATGAGAGCATCCTCAATTCAACGTGGTGGAGAATTTGCTGTAGAAAATCTTGTATTCAAAGAACTTCGTAACAGAGGATACTTAGATAAACTCAGTCAGCATTTGAAAAGTCTTAAGGTAACGGGCTTGTCATTGAACTAACCCTGTGCTATAATTGGGTATATTTCGTGAGAGGTTTATGACCGTTCAACTCGTGCTGCTTAAGTCGGGGGAAGAACTTATTGCAGATGTAAGGGAAATTGTGGATAAGGATACTGAAAAATCTATGAGTTTAGTATTCATTAATCCTCATATTTTAGTGACCTCTGGTGATACTTTAGTGTTTGATCCGTGGCTTCCTTTGTCTGATTCACGACAGTTTTTTATCCCTTATGACTGGGTAGTAACTGTTTGTCAACCAGTCAATCATATTGTAGAAGAATTTAACAACCAATTTGGAGAAAATAATGACAGTCAAAGTGATTCTATTGAAAACCCATCAGTGTCTGATCTCGGAGATTGAAGAACGAGAAGACGAAGATGCTGATTGCGTACTGATTAATCCTAAAGAAATTGTACGCAACTATCTTTATGAAGAAGAAGATGAAATCCCGCCTAATTGTTTAGAATTTGGAACAGAATTTCTTGGTAAGAGGGGGGCACGAGTATATTTGACTCTTGATAATTATATTGATTATACTTATCAAAAACAAATTCCCATCAGATCTACTGATATTATGACCATTGTAGATCCTCGTGAGGATGTGCTAAAATTTTATCATGAAGTTGTTGGTTGATGAATTTTTACACAAATGTTGTTATTGTTTCCGACACGGTTCTTTATCGTGGTTTCTCGGGAGGTGAACGTGTTGAGTTGAGGGAGAAATTCTCTCCAACTCTTTTTGTTTCAAGTAAGAATGAAACCAAATATAAAACTCTTGAAGGTGAATGTGTAGAACCTATCAAGTTTGGTGGTATCAATGAAGCAAAAGAATTTGTCAAGAACTATGAGGCAGTAGAAAATTTTACCATCTAT